GTTCTCCAGCAGAGATGACATTAATCGCATCAAAATTATAGAGTTGCCCGTTGTATTTGTTTGCGAGGTTCTCAAACTCTTTTTGTCTGTCAGCACCAACCACGATGTTGATGCTACCATATCCTTCGACATCTGCTTGCTTCAATGCGTCAAAAATAGTTCGAATTGCGGGATCATATACAATCGAGTTTGCATGATCAGGAAACATCTTCTTCATGAAGAGGACCTTTGTCTCAGAATCTAGGGGATTCTTCTGAGGATCTACGGAGTGGGATGGATAAACAATATACTGATCACCAGCAGCAGTATCTTTAATAGTATCAAGAAGTTTTTCGTGACCAGATGTGGGAGGATTGAATCTACCAAATCCAATGGTAAGAGTTCCTCTGGTCTTTTCTACTTCCTCAACCTCTCCCTCTTCGGGTTGCATTCCACCCTGGCCAGGAGCAGGCGGGGGTGGTTCTTGAGGGGGAAGTCCTCTAGCAGCAGGTCCAGGTCTGGTAGGATCACTCTCTTGTGCAGGTTTTCTACCACTGGTGAAGACTAGTTCACCTTCTACAGTTCTACCTACAATCCTATTCTGAGAATCTAACCAAGAACCATGCCCGTCACCTTTCAGACCAAGCTTCTTCGCTTGCTTAGCCGCATTAGTCTGTGCCTCATTTAGAAACTGGAAGAAACTCTTCATGATTATTTTGCAAATACCCGCCGTGTATTCTCCGCAACTCTATTTATATTAAAGGATACAGTCATACGAAGTTGTTTGCTATCATTTTTTCTAACAAAGTGCCTCAAGTGAGATGGAAAAATTAATATGTCCCCTTCCTCTACAGGGATATCGGCATGTTCCAAGATGTGAGGATTCAATCTTTCATCCATAATGTTCCCATCAAACATGAAAGAAAATATATTATCTAGAGGATTGCAAAATGTTGTTCCTTCATGCTCAAGAGGATCAAACATTACATAATGAATAGCAGAATAAAATCCAGGAAGATGAGTGTGAGGTTCTTGGTAATGAGAGTGTTCGTAGGTATTCAACCAAATCTCATAGATATGAGGTTTTTCTAAAAGTCCAATATCACTCCTCCACTGTTGCAAAACACCAGTATAATTATCACTAATCTCTTGAGGAAACGCACCTTCAAATTCTGTCCTGACATTACAAAACCAACCAGAAGGAGTTCCGTTAATAGAAAAATCCTTATAGGAATTATACCTATCCAGCATATGCTGTTTTATTTCAGTAGGATCAAGATGGTACTTGTATATTCTCTGAGGAAACAAATCAAAATGCATACTAACCAAAAATAATGTTTCTAGCGTTACCGAATTGTCCTTTGAGGAGAGATTTAAACTCTGGTGTTAAGAATGCTTGGAACTGTGGTTGAGATTTAAAGTCACCCTTGTATCTTAACTCAAGATCCAGCAATTCTAACTGACCAGACTTTACTTTAAAATACAACTTAGCAGCATTTGATGCTTGAGTTTTTGCTTTGTCGATATCGATAACTTTAGGTTGCTTTCTAAGATAAGCAAGTGCTAGTCCAACGCTATCAATACCAATACATTGACCTGTGCCTAGGTTGATATTCATGCCAGTTGACTTAGATATAGTAACCTGTCCTACACCTGTTGTCAAGATAAATTCAAAATCATTTCGAGTGTACTCGCTCATCGTATCAAGAAGACTTTTCTTTAAGATGAGGTTAATAAGAGTGTCAGCAAATAACTGTTGGTTTTGTTTGATGATAGAAAGGAACTGACTATACAGAGCATTAGGTTGATTACCAACCTTCCCAAGCTTTGCATTAACAAAATCCCTCATCGCATTCGCATCAGTCTTAGAAATTTCTGCTGTATTCAGCAGCGCAGGATCAGAGATAATGCCAATACTTTTAAGATTGATCAAGGGAACTGTTGTTGGTTTCCCATTCTTCATAATACCAATCCTGGTGTTCCAAAGTTTCTCTGCAGGTGCAGATCTAGGATCAGTGCCATCGGGAAGTTGAGCAATGCCAACCAAAGGTCCATTAGTTAATGCCTCTCTTACAACTCCAGCAAAGAAATTTTGTCTTGCTGTTTGAAGCTGTGTCTTAATGCCAGCGAACTGTGGTCCATTGAGAACAGTATCAAACGCCTTGTTGATAAGAGTGGGATCTGCTGCTGTTCCTTTTGGTTTCTTTTTCAGCGATACCCCAACATAATTATTGCCATATTGAAGAATCAAATCAGATGAGTTGTAGTCCGCCATTCCAAATGCAGCGAACTTAAATTGTTGTACTGCAGCTGGCCATTGCGTACCAGTAAGATACACTGCATTGGGAACACTGTTTCCAGAAATTCCTCTCATAGTTGAACTAGCAGCAAGATATTGCCTAACTGCTTTGACTGCAGAAATTCCTACTACCAAGTCAGAATAAAACTTATCTGTTTTTGTGCTTGATGATAAGGTAATTACTTTTTCAAAATCCTTCTTTACATTACCAGCCCCAACAACTCCAGCACTCATGTACCTTTGATACATGATGTTGTAGAAATTTTGCAGACTGGTCTCATTAGCAACCGCCGCATCCATTTCTTGATTGGTGCATAAAGCACAACCAGCAAAAAAACCTTCTGACGGTTCAGCCATGAAAAAAGAGGGAGTACTATTCCCTCTTATTTAGATAGTCCTTTTCATTCTGATAAGGATGTTTTTCTCCAGTCCAAAGTTGATATCCTTCTACAACATCTGGAATCAACCACTGGTCCACCCGATAGCAATACTTCCAGTTAACTGGTTGAATGCAATTCATTACGACAACTTGGAAGAATGCTACTAGGTGAATCCAAAGAGAAAGCATTAGTCGTTCATTGCCTCATCAAGAGCAGTATCAATCCGAGAAATTACTTCACGAATTTCAACGATACGAGTAGGGACACAATGCTCTTCATAGGTATATCCGTTCTGAGCATCTACAAGAGCTTGCAATACATGGACTGCCGTTTGGGGTTCGAGTTCAAGGTTGATCATCAAAGGTCACCCGCTTTACGGTTTTCAGAATAATATGCATCGAAGGTTCCTTCGGGATAACGAGCAGCAAGTTTGCTGATGTTACGATCCAGAACTTCTTCCAGAGAGATGTCCAGTGCCATACATGCCTGAGCGACATACCACATGACATCACCGAGTTCGATCTTCAGGTGATCAATGTTATCAGCGTTCCAGGGTTTGCCTTGGAAGGTGATCTTCTTAACGATCTCCATGAACTCACCACCTTCAGCAGCGATACCAACAGCAGCAGTCAGGAGACGGTGGATGTCACAACCACCAGCCTGCAGAGCAGCAACACGAGCAATAAACTGAGCACCATCTTTTGAAGGAGCACTGGTAACCTGATCGACAAACTCAATATAGTTACCATATTTTTTAGGTTGCTCCTTAGTAACTACAACCTGCATGTTTTGTATTGCTTCTTGCTGTTGTTGAACAGGGGTAGGTTGCTCAGTGGGAGTATTTGGATTATCAGACCAAGCAGATGCCTCGGGATCCCCAGGTTCAATCTCCCAGAACTCTTTGGCACGAGGACGACGAGGGGGTGTTGCTTGAGGGCGCTGAGGTTCAGGAAGACCATCAGCAATTGCAGAAGAGTAAGTAGGCATGATAATTATTCGAAGGTTGTTTGTTTAGGGTGATAGTTAAACAGAGTATCGAGTCTAAAGTGTTCCCAACTATAGGAGACCGTATCCATGTTTCTCTCTTCAAAATCAAGATCTTCTGGGGATACGAAATAGAAAGCAGAGAGCATCAATCTCTGACTATCGCGGAACCATTCTGGTTCAATGTATCCATTATGGACATGTGTAGTTGGGTACATTACCAGACTATTATACCCCATAGTGTGAGAAGTTTCAAGTTTGAAATCTTCATAGTCTTTCATTTGGAACCAAGAGTTTACCTGCAGGTCCAAATGTCTGTTGTAGAATTGTTCCAGAGCATTTTTATCTATACGATTAAAATCCAAAGAGTTTAATTTTCCCCGCCAAGACCAGAAACCAGTGGTGACTGGATCATTACTCTTAGAAAAATTTATGTTGGTAACAAAGCATGGAATTGGGTCGAATGAATCGTAGATGGGAACATCGATGTGGGGGTAGCAACAGAGTCCACCCGTGGTGTCCAATGTCATATCTCCACTAGTGCATTGACTGTACAAATCAAAGATGTCTAGTTTAGAAACACCGAACAGTTGTCTGATTCTCTCACTCAATGCTCCTACAATTTGTTTCTGAATAATATCAGGAAATGCATGAGTAAGTCCAGGGCGAATGATTTGAGTATTATCGATTTCTCTGGTCTCCCAGTAATCAAGATTCTCAAAAAATTCAGACACTAAGTCTGGATTCTTATAAACATCATTAGCCACAATTACAGGGACCTTGCCGCCAAGCAGCAAGTATTCAAACTCAAGGTTATTAACCTCAGAAATTTGATCCCAAATTTCGTCTGCTGATCTAATCAAATTTGAATCCCTCAAACTTATTTGACTTTACAAATTCTTCTGCAACAGTTTCGTTTCCACTATCATGCAAACTTCCACCTTCAGACTGATCACAATCATACAACCTCATCTTTGCCCTGTCAACTCCTAGGACAAATCTCTTATTCACATTAAGATCATTGTATCTGTTCTTCAACTGCTTCACCATAATTTGCCCGAGTCCTTCAAGATCTTCAGATGAAATAAGGGCAAACATAAGATCAGCAGTAGCAGGGAGCCCAAAGGACTCACTAGTATCAGTAATGTCAACATCACTGCTACTATAACCAGAGCGAGTGGTCTGGGTGGCAGATACGATAGGGACCTCTGCTTCGACAGCGAGCCCTCTAAGTTCTTCAGCAATTGCCTTGATATAGCTATATGAATTGACACCAATTGCTCCGCGATAGCGTGAGGAAGCACATATATTAAGGTAATCAATGAAAATGATATCAGGACGAAAAGATTTCTTAAGTGCCAAATCGTTGAGCAATGATTTAAAATGTCCACTATGGGCACTGGCTGTAGGATATTCTTTAATTATAAGTGATCCTTGTGTTTTTGCAGCGAGGTTAGATACTTTTGTCTCAAACATCTGACGAGGAAGTTCGACTAGATCTCTGATGTTAACATTAAGAAGATTAGCATCAATTCTTTCTGCAATTTTTTCTTCAGCCATTTCAAGCGTGATGTATAAGACATTCTTGCCCTGTAATAGCACCGAGCTTGCGACATGACACATAAACAAAGACTTACCAACGCCTGTGCCAGCCAGAGCAATGTTAAGTGTTTTATTAGGGAGACCGCCTTTCGTAATCTTGTTAAAGTAATCAAGGTCG